GAACTATCACAGACAGGGTGCCTGCTATGCTTCGGAGTCTTACATCAAGCACGAGTCGAGGCGAGGAAACGGGCACCATAACAGCGACAAGCACCCGGAAAGAAATTCGCAATATGCGGAGAAAGGATAAGACACATGAAAGACAAAGAACTTTTCGAATCAATCAGCAAGCACAAGCAGATTTTTGCAGTCGGTTTTGACCTGACCGACTTAGAAGACGGCACGCAGGACGCGGAAATCCGCTCATACATCGAATTCAATAACATTACCACGAATGACGCCGTAAAGGTCATTGGCGACATTCTCGGCAAGTTCATTCACGAAGCAAGCAAAAAGAAAGACACCCGCTATGCAATGCTGAGAACACTCGTCATGCATGTGGTCGAATCCATGGATGAGGGCGAGAGCAAGCCGGAGCCGGAGCCGGAGACCAAGCAGGGAACCAAACCGGAGACCAAGCCGGAGCCCAAGAGCAACGACGCAAGCATTGAGAAGATTGCCGAAACACTCGGCTCCATCAAGTCACTTCTCGAAGTCATGAAGACGCTCAAAGAGGACTAAGCCATGCTCAGAAGATACATGCGACCCGCCGAGCTTGCGGAAGAATTCGGAGTATCGCCCGATTTCGTTCGGGACATCGTACGGTGCATTCGGGTGAACATCAGGCAGTGCACACGCTACTCGCCGGATGACCTTATCAGCTCCGGAAAGGTCACATCGGTACGAACAGCCGCCTACATGGATGCGGCAAGGCACAGGACGCACATAAACACGGATATGGAACAATTCCTGCCCGTATACGACCCAATCTCAACCGAAATCGACCTGCACCTCATCGAGCCGCAGACGGTCGATATTGAGGGCATTACGGCGGAAGTAATTCAAAGGATCAAGTCAAAACTAATCACAATATGAAAGGACGAAAGGGATGTCAGTAAAAATCGTAACTCTAGAGGCGGAGAACGTCAAGCGCGTGAAGTGCGTACAGATGGCACCATCCGCAAATGGTCTCACCATCATCGGCGGGAAGAACAGGAACGGCAAGACAAGCGTTCTGGACGCCATCACATACGCACTGGGCGGGGAGAAGTGCCGCCCGAAGAACTTCACAAGAGAGGGCTCGGCAGTCCCCGGGAAGATTCGCATCGAGCTGTCGAACGGGCTCATCGTGGAGCGTTCCGGAAAGAATGCGGCGCTGAAGGTCACGGATCCGAGCGGACAGAAGGCGGGGCAGAAGCTTCTCAATGAATTCATCGAGCCCCTGGCGCTGAACCTTCCGAAGTTCATGAACGCAACCGACAAGGAAAAGAGCGAGGCCCTGCTGCAGATCATCGGCGTAGGGGACGAACTCGCAAGGCTTGACAAGGAAGAATCCATCGCATACGGCGAGCGCACACTCATCGGCAGGGACGCCGACAAGAAGAGCAAGCTTGCCGAAGCGCTTGAGTATTACGCAGACGCACCGGAAGAACTTGTCAGCGCAACAGAACTTATCATGGAACAGCAGGCGATTCTTGCCCGCAACGGTGAGAACCAGCGGAAGCGGGAGCGCGTGAAGGAGATCACCTTTGAGAAGCACCGTATTTACGACGAGGCTCAGAGGCTGGAACAGCAGATCGCAGACCTTCAGGCAAGACTCGAAGAGCGCAGGAAAGCATATGAGAAGGTTGCCGAGGATGAGTCCATCGCCATGAAAGATGCGGCACAGCTTGAGGATGAGAGCACAGCGGAAATCGAAGAAAGCATCGCCAACATCGAGGAAATCAACAGAAGGGTCCGGGCGAACAACACGAAGGCCGTTGCCATTGACGAAGCGGAACAGCTCCGGCACGAGTACGAGTCCATGACTGCCAAGATCGAGAGCATCAGGGACGCACGCAAAGCCCTGCTCGACGGTGCAGATCTCCCGCTCGAAGGTCTCGGCGTGACAGACGGGGCGCTCACCTACAACAATCAGGCGTGGAGCGACATGTCAGGAGCCGAACAGCTCATCGTATCGACCGCCATCGTGCGCAAGCTCAATCCGGAATGCGGATTTGTGCTCATGGACAAGCTGGAACAGATGGACATGGACACGCTGAAAGAGTTCGGTGCATGGCTCGAAAAGGAAGGGCTGCAGGTCATCGCCACGAGAGTCTCGACCGGAGAAGAATGCTCCATCGTCATCGAGGACGGCACCGGAATTATGGAAGCACCCGCACCGAAAAAGGAATTCACACCGAAGGCATGGACGCCGGGAGAATTCTAAACCAAAAGAACGAAAGGAGAAACGCCATGAAAAGATACTTTATCGGCTACATGAAGCCCAACGGCTTCTGTGCATATCTGACAACCGACGCAGTTGACGAGTCGGATGCACGTAAACAGTTTTATGAGCTCTATGAGGGCAGAGGTTATAAGATTCTGTGCGTGGCACAGTGCTAAGAAAGGAGAATTTGAATGATTAAAGTACAGCGGGGAGTCATCCCTAGAGCAAAGAAGGTCGTCGTGTACGGACCGGAAGGCATCGGCAAGAGTACATTCGCCGCCCAGTTCCCCGACGCAATCATCATCGACGTGGAAGGCTCGACAGCTTCCATGGACGTTGCAAGGATCGAGCCGAAGTCCTGGAGCGAATTGCTCAGCAACGTGAAGGACATCACGGCGGGGCTTGTCGACGTGCCTTGCAGGACGCTTGTCATCGACACGGCAGACTGGGCGGAAACGCTCTGCGCCGCATCGGTATGCGCCCAGAAGCACTGGGACAGCTTATCATCACCGGGCTACGGCACAGGCTACAGAGTTGCATGGGAAGAGTTCGGCAAGCTCATGAACGAGCTTTCGACTACGGTCGACAAGGGAATCAACGTGGTCATCACCGCACATGCGGCAATGCGGAAGTTCGAACAGCCGGACGAGGCGGGATCCTACGACAGATGGGAAATGAAGCTTCAGAACAGCCCGAAGGCGAATATCGCCGCCATGGTCAAGGAATGGGCGGACATGGTGCTCTTCGTAAATTATAAGACTATCGTCTCGGACAAGGACAAGCAGGGCAAGGGCAAGGCACAGGGCGGTCGCCGTGTCATGTACACAGAGCACCACCCGTGTTGGGATGCAAAGAACCGTTACGGACTGCCCGCCATGATGGATTTCTCCTATGAGGGAATCCGCCCGATCATCGAGGGACAGAGCGCACCGCAGGCGGCTCCGGCTCCGATGCCGGCACCGACACCCGTTCCCGCAGCCCCGAAGGTCGAGACCGCTAAGAGCGACATGTATTTCATGCGTGGCGACGACTTCATCAAGGTTGCAAAGGGCGAGGAAATCCCCGACCTGACAGGGGCGGTGAAGATTACCAAGCGAGAATTTGACGCAAAGAAGCCCCTGAAAGCGCCGCACGAGGAAGCGCCCAAAGCACCCGCAAAAGCCCCAGAAAAGCCCGCTGAGAAGCCCACAGAGAAGCCTACAGCCGAAGCCCTCGGCATTGACCCGGCAATCCCGGAGAAGGTCAGACGACTCATGGAGCAGTACGGCATCGGAGAATGGGACATTCAGAATGTTGTAGCATCAAAGGGCTATATGCCGTATGACATGCCGGTGAAGGATTACCCGATGGATTTTGTCGAAGGGTGGCTCATTCCGTACTTCGGCAAGGTCGCTGAGATGGCAGAACAGATCAAGGACAAGGCGGAGATTCCGTTCAATTAATACACACATACAAAGGAGATTTAAGAAATGAGTGAAGCTTATATGCCGATTGATGGAGCACTTGATTTTGATTCCGTATTTACCGCAGACGCAACAGCGAAAGAGTTTTCCGTACTGCCGAAGGGAACGTATCCCTTCACGATTGAGAAGGTCGAGCGCGATCACGTGAGCACCGAGGAGCGCAACGGCAAGGTCAGCAAGTATGCCGGATGCCCGATGGCAAAGGTCGCGTTCATCCTGAAGGGAAAGGACGCAAGCGGCGAAGAGGTGGAAGTCCATCGCACTGAGAATTTCATCCTGCACACCAATTTCATCTGGAAGATCTCGCAGCTCTTCATTTCGGTCGGGCTCGCAAAGAACGGCGAGCAGTTCCGTCCGGACTGGCAGGGACTCCCGACACGCACAGGACAGTGTGAAGTGTCCGTCAACAAGTACAAGAAGCGTGACGGCTCGGACGGCGAGAGCAATCAGATTGACAAGTATCTGGATCCTGTAACGGTCGGACCGACAGCGCCGGCATGGAAGAGCGGATTCTGATCACACTAATAAAGGCAATTTTTGAAAGGACACGACATGAGTAACAAAATGGAGCTGAGACCATATCAGGCGGAAGCGGTCTATCGTGTCGAGGAGCAGTGGCGGAGCGGCGTACAAAAGACGCTGCTCGTCCTGCCGACCGGCACAGGGAAAACGATTTGCTTTGCCAAGATCGCCGAGAACTGCGTCAGGCACGGAAACCGGGTGCTCATCCTCGCACACAGAGGAGAGTTGCTTGACCAGGCGGCCGACAAACTGCAGAAGGCGACCGGGCTTGGATGTGCGGTGGAAAAAGCGGAGGAAAGCTGCCTTGATTCATGGTTCCGCGTCGTGGTCGGGTCAGTGCAGACCCTCATGCGGCAGTCAAGGCTCGACCGCTTCGACCCGGAATATTTCGACACGATCATCATTGACGAGGCACACCACGCGCTCTCACCGAGCTACCGGGTCATCCTGGATTACTTCGACCACGCAAATGTGCTCGGCGTGACGGCGACACCGGACAGGGGCGACATGAAGGACCTCGGGGCAGTCTTCGAGTCTTTGGCGTATGAGTACAAGCTGTCAACGGCGATTCACGAGGGCTATCTGTGCAAGATCAGGGCGCTCACCATACCGCTGAAGCTCGACATTTCAAAGGTTGGCGTATCGGCGGGCGATTTCAAGGCGGGTGACATCGGAACGGCACTCGACCCGTACCTTGAGCAGATCGCCGCGCAGATGGCGATACACTGCCACGACAAAAAGACGGTCGTCTTCCTGCCGCTGATTAAGACCTCTCAGAAATTCCGCGACATGCTGAATATGCAGGGATTCAATGCGGCCGAAGTCAACGGCGAGAGCGATGACCGGGCGGAAATTCTGGCGGACTTTGATGCGGGAAAGTACAACGTGCTTTGCAATTCGATGCTCTTAACGGAAGGATGGGACTGTCCCTCGGTGGACTGCATCGTGGTGCTCCGCCCGACAAAGGTGCGGTCGCTGTACTGTCAGATGGTGGGACGCGGAACGAGATTATTCCCCGGGAAAGATCACCTGCTCCTGCTGGATTTTCTCTGGATGACGGAACGCCACGAGCTTTGCAGGCCCGCATCGCTCGTCGCTTCGGATCCGGATGTCGCAAAGCAGATGACAGAGATCGCGGAGAAGCAGGCGGGAGACGATTATGACATTGAAGAAGTCGAGAAGATGGCATCTGAAGACGTTGTCGCACAGAGAGAGGAAGCGCTTGCGGAACAGCTCAGGGCCATGCGGATGCGGAAGCGGAAGCTCGTCGACCCGCTGCAGTTCGAGATGTCCATTCAGGCGGAAGACCTGTCGGGCTACGTCCCCGCGTTCGGTTGGGAGATGGCGCCGGCCTCCGACAAACAGAAAAAGGCACTCGAGCAGGCGGGCATTTTCCCGGATATGATCGACAACGCGGGCAAGGCGGCAAAGATCCTCGACAGGCTGCAGAAGAGACGGAACGAAGGACTCACCACACCGAAGCAGATTCGATTCCTTGAGTCCCGGGGCTTTGTCCACGTCGGCACATGGAGCTTTAACGAAGCAAGGCGGCTCATCGACCGGATTGCGGGCAACGGCTGGCGGATCCCGAACGGCATCATCCCGCAGGAATACAAACCGCAGAAGATACAGGATGACTTATGGATGACAGGAACTTAATCGAATTACTGAGCCACGTCGACCCGGCGCTTTGTTCTTATACGGAATGGTGCGAGTGCGGCATGGCATTAAAGCAGGAAGGCTACACGGCTGCGGACTGGGCGGCATGGTCAAGGCGGGACGCCGGACGCTACAACGAAGGTGAGTGCGAGAAAAAATGGCGGAGCTTCAACGGCAATGCAAACCCTGTCACGGGCGGAACGATTTATCAGCTCGCCATTCAGCAGGGATGGAACC